TACTTTGATCCAACTGCCATAATCAGCAATTCCACTATCAAAGTAAATATCAAAAGCAGCTTGACGTTGTGGTGGTCCCATACGGTTCTTGATAACAACTGCTTTACATTCATTACCAATAACTTCTTCACCTCTCTTGAGTTTACCAGTGTTGTTCAAACGTACACGAACACTACAATGATAAGCAAGTGATTTACCACCACTTACTACCCACTTATCACCAAATGCCATAGCATTTAGATTCTGCCGCAATTGATTGGTGAATACAGTAAGAACTTTCTGTTTACCAATCATGTTGGTAATCTTACGCATTGCTTTGCTGATAATAATAGATTTACCAGTAGCAAATCCATCCTTACCATGATCACTTTCCAATTCTGCCTTTGTTGATGCTGCAGCAACAGAATCAACAATGATTGTAAGAATACGATCTTTATTGGACTTTCTTACAATTCCAATCATGTGTTCCATCTTTTCAAAAATATCTTCAACAGTTTCGCATTGAACATATAGAAGTTTTGATAGATCTACACCGAGACTTTTCCAGAACTCTGGAGCAGCAGCATTTTCAGTGTCAATAACAACTGCTACACCACCTTTTCTCTGTGTATCAGCAACAACATGCGCTGATACTAGACTTTTACCAGTACCTTCTAATCCATTGAATTCAACCATCTTACCAACTGGTAATCCACCATGTGGACGATTACTAATTGCTAGATCAAGAATAGAAGAACCTGTACTAATCCAATCACTAATTTCTGCTGGATTTTCTTGTTCATCCAAGAAATATGCAATCTTTCCGCCATCTTTATTGGCTTTATTTAACTCATTTGCGAGTAATTCTACTAACTCATCTCTTTGAGGAGTTTCTTGTGTAACTTGATTTTTCTTTTTCATAAAAATATAAAACTAAAATAGGGGTGGCAGTAATATATACTACCACCCCATTACAAACAATTTATTTAACTGTTAAACAAATTATCAAAAGCAGCAGCTACATCATCTGAATTTGATTTTGCTGCAGTAGCAGTTGGTGATTTATTTGTTGCAGTTGCTTTTGGAAAAGCAGTAGCAGCAGTTGGAGGAGCAGTAAACGGAGTGTCATCTTCAACAATAGTATTGACGGTTCCTTCAGCAGATTGAGTTTCTGGATTCAACCATGCATTCATTACACCCTTTAGTTCTTCGTAGGAAAATTCTGGGAATAAATCCAGAATATTTGTTTGTTGTGCCAAGACATCTTTTTGAGCGACATCAATTGCAATACTTGCATTTGGCTTAACACGAATTGTAGTTTCTGGGAAAGACTTACCAGAATCTTCTGCGGTACGGAATTCTACTACAATATCACGACCGTTAACCAAATCGGTAATATCACCGTAATCAACGTCATTGATGATACTTAGAATTTCTTGGTAAACATTCTTACCGAATCCCCAGAAACGAACACCTTCTCCTTCTTCACCACGAACAATGATAGGAGCATATGTACGCATCTTTGGTTCCATCTTCTTACCCAAAATCCAGTCTTCCTTGTTACCGGTCTTCTTCATACGATTGGACCATTCAACGATTGGATCAGGACGATTGAAACTATCAGGAGATAGATAGGTCTTGTTGTTGATATTATAGTGGAACTTCAACTCAATAAAAGGATTATCAGGTTGATACTTGTAGGGAACGATACGAACCACTTGTTTACCAGGCTTTGGTTTCCAAATAAGATTGGTTTTGTTGCCTTGGTTTGTTAGAGAGCTCAAACGGCTCTTCAGCTTTGATATGTCTAATGCCATAATTTTTTAATTAGTTAATTTAGTTAATTAGTTAATTAGATAACTCACACGAATTATTTAATGACAACCAATTAAGTTGTCATCAATATATATGAAACCCGAAAAGATTTCAACTTATTATATCAAATATTTTGACGGAGACGATTTTGACAGATACTTCGCTCGTTAAAATAATTGAATTTCTGTAGAGATTCCAGTCCAATTGATAGGTTTTATCAAAAACACCATTGTTTTCCTCGGCAATCAACTTGTTCATCGCATTCAAAGTGTAAAGAGTATTTGTGTCTTTTTTTCTATGAACGCTGATAGTGTTTTTAAATTTCAGTGAATTCCCATCGGATAAGTCAACATTGTATGTAGCATATAGTTCTTTTGGGTTGTTGACATTGCAGAGTAAAAATATTTTACCGTTAATGACGCTATAGAAACTTTTTATTTCTTGGATAATGTCATTATATTCTTTGGAATTGGTAAATGTACACAATAGTTGTTTGTTCTTCATTTATTTTATTATTAGTTTTTTACCGTCAACATTCCACAATTTACCGACATAATCTCCCGAAGAATCAAACCAACTATTTCGTTTGTTATAAAATCCGTATTTTAAAGCTTCTTCTAAAGTATATTCAGTAGTCAATGCTTTCTCAATTGCTACCGCATCTTGTTCTTTTTCTTCAGGAGTTCTATCATCACCTTTTGATTGTTGTGGTTCTGCTTGTTGAACAGGTTGTGTTTGTTGTGGTTCAAATTCAATTTGTTGTCCACTTGGTTGTTCTGGTTGTTCATCTCCTGTAAACACATTGGCTTGTCCCCTTTTTGGATTTTCTTCAAAATGGGTACCACGAGCAATAGCTTTTTGTTTGTATTCAGGAGTTGGAAATGTAACAAGAATACCATTTGTATTGTATGCTTGTCTTTCTGGATATTTGCCTTCAAGCATTTTATTCAAATATTGATTTACAATGTTATGATCAATATTTGAATTGAACAAATATTCTCTTAGTATTTCAATATGTTCTTGTTTAGAAATATCAAATATACCGTTTTCAATTGAAATGTCGGTACTTGCTTGTTCTAATGCTTCAAAAAATATTTGTTTGATGTTCATAATTAAAATACATCCTCTTCACTTAAATTGGAACGATGAATTTCTGTTTTGAAAGAAAACTTACTTCCTCTTTCATTTCTTAATTCAATTGCAGAATAAAATGGTTTTACTTCTACCTTTCCATTTTCCTCTTCTTCTCGTATATCGAATATAATATATAAATATACAACGAAATATGTTCCCTCTTTATTTTTACTTACTTCAAACTTACTAAGTCTAAAATCCTTATTTTCACTTGCATCAATCAACTTTTTGCCACTTGAAAATTCAGACTTGGTTCCCATTCTGTTAATTGTCTTACCATTAAATACTACAAGCGGTAAACTATCATTGTTACCAAAGATTGCTTCAGCAGATATTTGACTTGCAAATTGAATAAATTCTTTCTTGATTTGAGCTTCATTGCCTACATTCATGAATCGTTCAATGAACTTTTCATAAAACTTTATAGCTGCGATGTTAGAATTAAAGATGTTCATTGGTCTAAAAGCACCTTTATTCATCGGAACATCACCTTTAGTAGATGGATTAAAGTAATCATTATAAACCTTAATAGAAGCATTCTTGACTTGTTTTATATCTTCTGGTGTAGTACCAGTAAGTTGAACCATAAACAAATTCTTATTATCAATTAATCTTACTTTTTCGTTTATGGTACTAAATAAAGAATCTGGTTGAATTCTATTAATTTGTTGAATAAAGATTGTGACATTTTTCTTTAATGAATCGGTCATTTTTACCAATACTTCATCGGCTTCTCTTGCTTCGGATAAAACACCAATTTCTTTTTCAATAGCATCCCAACTATTAAACATATTAGAATATTGATTTCTAGCATAATTCATGTCTTCTTGACATTTTTGTTCAATATTACCAAATATTTTAACAACGGTATTTTTAACTTTTTGTATAAAATCGGACCATCCTTTTGTCAATTCTGCAGACAAATCTCCAATTTTTGATGAAATTCTATTGAGTGATGACTTTAACGATGATATAAATTCAATTTCAGTTAGTAATGTTTTACCAATATAAATTTCTTCAAACACAGGAGCACCACCACTAAATACACTGCGTGGATCTTTTTCAATTGGTTTTCCATCTGGTTGTTGTGACTGTAACCATTGATAGTATTTTTCTCTTTCTGCGGGTGTACCTGAAAAACTTAATTTGTCCGGTAAAATATCAAAAGCACCTTTCATTCTACCAATTCGATAACTATCCCCACCAGCTTTTAAAGAAACCATTGCGAATTTCTTTCCAGTACCAGTTATTTCACACAAACTTTCGTTGGTACCACTTACATTTTTATCTTTTAAAGCAATTTGAATTTCCGATATACTACAATTATATAACAACACCGCATCAGCAGTGTTTTCTTTTTTCTTATCTTTACTGGCATAACCACTCTTATTGAATGATTCATAGAACTTTTTGATGTCTTGATGAATAAATCCGGTTGGTTTTGTAGTTGTTACATTTGCCAATGTTACACTAGTACCAGATGCCAATTCAATTCTAGCCTTTATATCAGCATAATTTTGATATAATTTATTTTTACCAACAGCAGTAATTATTGCAGGATTATTTAATTGTTGTATGCTCTTTAATATCTTTTCTATTTCTTCAGATAATTTTAACCACTTTTTGATTGTGTCTTTTTCTTTTGGATAATAATCTCCATTTTCGCCAAATATCTTATATAAAGGAAAACTTTCTCTCAATTGTTGACTGAATGGCAATGGCATAACAGTCTCAACCTGTTGTAACTTAACTTGTAAGTCTTTTAATTTTACATCTTCATCTATATTCATTCGTATATATAAATATTGATATATACACGAAAATCAAATTGTTTTTAAATATCTACCACCGTCATACTATCATAATTCTTACCAATGTAACACTTTACAGGAAATTGATTGTTTGACATCAACCGTTTCAATTCCACCAATGTTTCTTTTTTATCATTCTTATGACAATCAAACGAAACACTGTCATAAGTATACAAAATAGCCTTGGTTTGTTTACCATTCAAGTATTCATTGACTCTTACCAATGATTGCATTCCAAATTCAGTTTCACTGGCTTGCAAGATATAATTGAACAATTTGTTTGGATTTGGTTCATTTATATGGTTTGTAGTGATTCTTCTTTTATAAATCGGCGTTTCTACATATCCATTTTCACTAAAGAATTTCCATCTATGAGCAATATAATCACTCATTTTTTTAAAATATGGTATTTCCAATAATTCTTCGGGAATATTACCATACATACACTGGAATGTTAGGTTCTTTGACGCTTTGATTTCATCATCTGATAACTTATCCTTACCATAGTATAGTTTACCAAGATATTCATAAGCGTTTAGAGGAAGATTATAATTGATTAACTTTGCAACTATGTGGGGGTGGTAGGCGCTATAATCAATCATAAACAACATACCATCATCACCATATCTGCTGATAAATGATGATCTACAACCATTTTCTTTGTTCAATGCACTATAGTTAACGTTACCAAACCTATTACTTGGTCGTCCTGTTGCGGTATATAGGTTATATTGTGTATAAACATAACCATCCTTATCTTTGACCGTTTTGTTCTCAAAATGCATATTAAACAATTCTACATCCACTTTCAACCCATTCTGTTCAAGAACTCTAAGATTATCTGTAATGGTACTATTGATACTATAAAAACTATTATCGATCTTGATGGATTTGAGTCTAATTAACACCGCATCATACATACTTTCAAACTTTTCCAAATGTTTTACCATCGGAATTGCTTTATTCAATTCACCATATTTTTGAAACTTAGTTTTGATGACATTATGTGCAGTTGTATCAAATTCACTATAATCTTCAACTTTACCATCACTAATAAAGAAAATGATGTTAATATCAAACAGATTGTTTGTAGGAAATAGGTGTAAACACTTTTTCTTATCAAATACCCATTTCTTGCCTTTAAGTCTGTTAAAATCACTGATTAATGTTTCTTTATCAATAAAGATATTACAATCTGGGTGACTTAGATTGATTATATAGGTGGTTTTGGATTTGAGTATGTGGATTAACACCATACACAATTCATCTATACATGGATGTACTTTTTCATCTGATTGAATACATTCAAGAATAAAATCAGATGAAATATGCGAATCTAAGAATTTAGAATAGGACTGTTTATCCAGACACACCATTGACACAATGTAACACTATAACAACTATAAGTCAATTATTTACCACCCCAAAATTCAAGCGGGTTATTCAAATAATTTTTTAATCCCTTCATTTTCTTTTCATTTTCAATCAATGTTTGTGTATTTTGTTCTTGAACACCTTTTTTTTCAAGAATTTTATTATTATATTGATTGTTTTTAGGACCTGATATCGTCCATTGTATAACTAATTTATTATAAAAATTGTTGGAAATACCATTGTAATTTTCTTTAATTACTTCGGTAATTGTTAAGTCGTTTATTTTTTGAACAAGATAACGATTAATATATCCTTTTAAATAATCATTTTTAGTTACATTAGGTTTATAATAACTTGGAAATGTAATATCGGATAAAATATCCCCACCTAAATTTTGATATTGATCTGGTGTAATCATTTTATTATATTAATTGAATATTCATTTGTACCGTCAGTAGTAAATGATATTGATTGTCCTCTAATTGAACGAATACCTGCTTTTATTGTAGTTGTCCAATTACCAGCGTCAACTTTATGTGATACATCTACAATTTGACAAATAATTTCTCTTTCAGAGTATGGACTTGGTAAGTTTTTTAAACTAAATAATTGAAATGTTCTTAATCCAGATATACCCTGTAATGTCATTTCTACAGTAAATCCTGGCTGTTGTCCACCATAAATATTAGTGTTATTTGTAAAATCCATATCGTTCATTATTGCAATTAATAATGAATCATTTGGTAATACCAAATTCACTATGTTCCATCCACTTTCAACTCCTGATACTGTTGGATTTAATGGGGAAGTTGTTCTTGGCCCGGATGTTGCAGTTGCTGCCGCAGCTCTTGAAGGTGGTACAGGATTGTTTGGATTTAATGGTGTAGTGGTTCTAGGACCAGAAGCTGCAGCTCTTGAAGGTGGTGCAGGATTGTTTGGATTTAGAGGAGTAGTTGTTCTTGGCCCGGATGTTGCAGTTGCTGCCGCAGCTCTTGATATATATGATTTAAACGACATTATATAAGAACCTTTTGTCGCAGTTGATGATTGTGGACTGTTTTGCAATTGTCTTATACTTTCTAAGTTCTCATCTATTTTTCTTAATTGTAAAGGAACATCTTTATTGAATCTATCACCATATGGAAATAAAAGTATTTGATTTGAATTTACTTCACCATTCGGAGAATTATTATCTGATGTTTTATTTGACGATGCGGATGAAATTACTTGGTTTGCTGCTACATTTGAAAGTTGTGCAGTGAAATTAATACTTTTAATGAAATTATTTGATGCACCTACATCAAATTGATAGATTTTCATTTTATTATATTGAACGTACTTTTTATCCACAATTCTCAATTTACCAGAATCTTCACTGTCTTCTACTACTGCAAGTTCCCATATTTTAGCTGCAGCTGCATTAATTTTTCCTAACAATGAGTTATAAAATATTTCAACCGTATCTGAAGATTTTGCACATTCAATTAATACATTTTTATTTACATATAAATCTTTTAGATAACCCCAATAACCTGCTGGTTTCTGAGTTTCACTGTCATCCACCCATTGAGGAAATGATTTTGTTCCTTGAGCAGGATCGTTATCATATATAAATCTATTAATTATACCATCCAAATTATCTCTAAAAACTTGAAGTAAAATAGGTTGTTTTCCTTTATCTTCTATGATTTGCGCATCACTTCGTTTACCAACATATTTTAAAATTAAACTATTTTCTATTTGAGTATCAAGCAATCTTTGAAAGTAATCTGGTTCATATGTAGGATTAAATGGTTGATATCCAGTTCTAAATATTCTAAATAAAGTATTATCATATAAAGAAGAAAATGGAGTACCTAACTTTTCAGAAAAAAACAAAGATAAATTTGCACCTTTTCCAAATTTTTGTTTTTGATAATCATTATTGGTAGGATCTACTGTTGGAAACATAGCTCCAAGATTATATTTAGGTGCTTTTTGATTTGGAATTAATAAAATACTACCATCACATGAAATTAAATTTGGATGTGCTCCTATTTTTACATCGTCAATATCAATTTCATATAAATTATAATCTTTAGCATCTTTTAATTGTATATTAATTTGTTTGTTAAAAAATACATTTGCAAGTTCCACAACAAATCCCATAGTAACCCATATATCTTTTTGATCCTTTCTATCCCAATCATAATCTGCCATTCCTGACATTCTTGCAGAATCGCCATATTCTAATCTTCTTCCCATGAAAAATCTATCTTCAGGTCTTTTTACATCTTTACCATCGCTTGATTTTCTAGTATAGTTTCCATTATCATATTTATAAAATGGAAAAGTTGACGATAAAAATGTTAAATTTTTTTGTGCTTTTTCTTCTTCTGCATCCAACGGGTCCATGAAATTTTTTTTCTGTAAAATACAATTTGGTATTTTAGTCAACCTTTTTTCTAAATATTCTGCAAAGGTAGATTGAACAGAACTTTTATTTTTATCAGACGAAACTTTTGCTGCAGTATTAACTAATACACCTGAATAATTTGCATGTTTAGATAATATTTCAGTCTTACATTCGTATGTAATACCATCTTGACTACTAAAATCAAATCCACTAATTATTCCCATTGTTACGTCATACAATCCATAGGAATTTCTTATATTTTGATCATATAATAAAGATCCGCTATTGGTAAACAATTCTTTTAAATTGTCTAAATTACGAGCTCTTAAATCAAGTAATGACGAAGGATTGAAGTGATTCCATCCAAATTCAACAAATGCACTTATTTTTGGAGATAGAAAATATGGAGTCATATATTCCAATTGAGCAAAACCATAACATTTCCAATTAACAGTAACTTTTCTGATTCTTTCTTTTTGTATTACCGCATCAATAGATGTGATACCAGGAACAGGCAAAAACTTTTGAACGGTTCTATTTTCATTTGATAACGAATTTGGAAATGAAACAAAATTACCATCACTTGATAAATCCAATACATGTTCTACACCTTCAGAATCATATCCCAATACATTTCTATTATTAACAACACCATAACTTTTATCAAATCCTTCGCCTCCATGCAAAATAAAACCATTTCTGCTAGGAAAATTGCTTTTATCACTTACTCTACCGGTTCCATTTGAAAATACTCTTGCCCAAGCAGTCATTGGACCTTTGTATGTTTGCCAATTACCATTATCATCCCAATTAATACTTACGGGTACTGGATATTCAAAACCAATATCATTCTGTCTTCTTGTAAATTCTTTAATTACCCAAGATGGTATTGGATGTGGTGCCCACGGTCTATTATCTGGTGTTGTTGCCATAACTTATGAATTTAATAACTTA